TCTTAAGAGATGCCACAAAATACTAACCTGAATAGAACCCCGTATTTCGACGACTTTGATGCGGGGAAGAATTTCTATAGGATTCTATTCCGTCCAGGATATTCTATCCAAGCAAGAGAACTGACTCAACTACAATCAATGTTGCAGGGGCAACTTGAGTCGGTTGGTAACAGTATGTTTAAACAGGGTCAGATGGTGATCCCTGGTGAAGTGTCATATACAGACACTTATGAATACGTTAAGTTAAGTAGCGTCTCTCAAGTTGCTCAGAACATAAACGGTGCAATTAATTTCGTCAAATATGATATAGCACAACTGGTCGGCAAGATAATTGTTGGTCAGACTTCTGGTGTTAAGGCATTCATTGACAATTATGCATACGAGACTACATTAGATTCTGACACTATTTTCGTTAAGTATATCAGTTCAGGTTCTGATAACATTGACGTTAAATTCCGTCAAGGTGAATCTCTTAAGTTAGAAACAGCGACAACAGACGATGATCCTACTTTAGTTGTAGGTTCTGATGGTATTAAACCTTCAGATAGTCTTGCAATGGGTTTTGGCTCTGCTGTAAACGTACAACAGGGTATTTACTTCATAAATGGTCATTTCGTTAAGAACGATGCTCAGACGTTGATTTTGAGCAAGTATAGTACTAACACTTCATATAAGGTTGGTTGGTCTATTACTGAAACAATCATTACTCCTGAGGATGATATATCCCTTAAGGATAATGCGCAGGGATATTCTAATTTCTCTGCACCAGGTGCACATAGATTAAAGATTACTCTTGCTTTAGAGAAGTTTGCGATTGAAACACCTTCCAATAAGAATTTTGTACAGTTAGTATATCTTCAGCAAGGAAAGATCCAGAGGCAGATTAAACAAACTGCTCCTAGTCAGATCGAAGAGATACTAGCTCGTAGAACATATGATGAGTCTGGTGACTATGTTGTCAAAGCAATGACAACTGATATTAAGGAATATTACAACAAAAATGGTAGTGGATTCTATTCACTTGATGCAGAAGGCAAGGTTAATGGTTTAGATGCCACAGATGCTGAAGATAAGTTAGTACTGAATCTAGGTCCAGGTAAGGCATATATTAGAGGATATGAAGTTGAGAACACAGAACCAAAGTATATTCCACTAGATAAAGCGAAAGCAAAGCAAAGTAGAGATAAGACGAGGTTATATGCTTCAAGCCTATCCCGTATTCCTCTCCGTAGTGTCAATGGTAGTATTCCTATCAGTGCTACTGCTGATGGTGAATCTACTCCCTTTAAGAAAGTAGATCTATATCGTAAGTTTATCGATTCCTATTTGGGTGTCAATGGAAAACTTAACGATGCGACTACTGGTGTTTATTCTGTAGATGACCTTAGAGGAACTGTATATACTAACGATGAAGCGATAATGACGCTTTGGGTTTATGGTGGTACAGCTCCTAGTAACGGTGATGTTGTAGATTTATCAACTGTTACAGATTCAGTATTCAGTCAATTAACAGCAGGTAATAAGAAGACTCTCTATCATTATAATGGTGCTAGTTATGCTGCTGTAGATGTTATTGCTGCACGTGCTAACTTACAATTCAAGACCGATGTCAATGGTGCAATAGCTTGGATTGATGACACTGGTACAGGTGGATTGAATGAGAATAGTGGTGGTAATCCTACTCACGTAGTTCAGGAATTTATTGTAAGAGCACCTATTGCTACACTAACAAGTATTACTGCTTCGTATCAGTCACACGGTCCTAGTAAAACAGGTACTAGTTCTACTGATGGTATCACTTTGTATGGTGATTCTGGTGGTGCTACTTATTATGGAATGATTCTTGATTACACAATGCCAATAACACCTATTATTGGTCGTGCAATCGCAAGAGATTTTAAATATAAGAATTCTCCTAATGGATATGACAAGACAACTAACGTTATAGCTTCTGCAACCCAACAGGATTGCACATTTGATTTGTCATACACGAACCCAATCTTATTCACGAAACTTAAATTAACAGGAAATCACGCTTTTGAAACTGGTGGTAACATTATTGGTTCTATCAGTGGTACAACTGCTGTAGTTGAAGGTGGTTTATCTGTTGGACAGAATGATCCTGAGAATGCTACTCTTTCTCACGGTACTAATCTTATGTTATCCAACGTTGTTGGAGAATTTGTAGAAGGAGAAGAGATATATGATGCAGATGATAGTGAAAAGAGTGCAGTCATTGCGACTAATGGACGTATTAGCCACTTTACCGTACCTTATGGCGGTCAAAACTACAATACTACAGAGAATTTACAACTTAAAATAGGAAATAGGACGTATCTAAGTAACTATATTGTCGTTACTAGAGAAACTGCACAGGGTATAGGAGGTACTGCTAACTCTGCAAACTATGTGCACAAGGTTCGTCTAACTGAATTGGGTAGAAGAGATATTTTAGACACGTTTAGTGTTCCACCTACTTGTACTGTGATAGATGATTCTACTCATAGTGCTGGTGATCCCGACGCTTATGTGAGAGCAGTATTATACACTGATGTAGTTCAGAACTTTGGTATTGAAGATATTCGTTCTGTAGGTATGCAGCACGGACAGAATACCGATAAGATATTTACTGGTGATATCCAGTATTCAGATCCTGGTTCTACTGATCTTGTTACTATTACTAGTAACTTACAGTACTCTGGTAAAGCAGATTGCGATTATATAGAAGCAACAAACTATAGTGCACGTCCTGCTGATGAGTTGATAGAAGATGATTTAATTCAAGTTACTATTGAAGGTGTAACATATAGATATGAGGTTGCTAGAGCTTGCAATCCATCTACAGATCGTACAGGTCGTGTATTGTTAAAGCAACGTCTTGTAGCAGGGTTTACTTCTAACACAATTTCACGTGTTAGAGCCAAGGTAGAAAACTCTGGTAAGTCTACATTATTACTTCCACTAGCAAACTCTAAGATTGCTGGTACGGTTGCTTCTGATGATGACAGTGGTATTACATACTACTCTAGAAGGCAGTTTATCGAATCTGTAACTATTGATGGTGTTACTAATAGCGTTAGTATTGCTGCACAGTTAGATTATGGTCAGCAGCAGTTTGTACCATTTAGTCAAGGTGATTATGTCCTTGAGGTATATGATGCTGGTGATAATCAAGGTAGTATAAGATATGGTTCAACTAATGGTGCTCTCGTAAAGACTGGTGATCTATTGTACATAGATTCATCTATGATCAACATAAGCAGTGGTAGTTCAACTAACAATGCTGGATCATTGCAAATTAATCTTCCTGATGGTTATTTCTGGCAGTCAGGTAGTTTGAGCCTTACCAATATGAAGTTGAAGGTCAATGCAACCATTGAAACTTCTAAGGCAAAACCAAAACTTAAGACAGCAACTAAGAATAATAGAATCTCTATTACTGCTGACTTAGACAATGAAATTATTCCTTTGAGAGGTGATAACTATGACAATCCTACTGGTCAGGTTAAGTCATTCTCTGACGTATATAAACTTCGTTATGTTTACGAGGGTTCTCCTGGAATTGCACCAACAATTGATGAGAACGGTGCTGTATTAGGAAACAGTGGTACTGATATCACAGACTTTTTCTTATTTGATGATGGACAGAGAGATAACTTATATGATACTGCTACTATAATTAGAAAGCCTGGTGTTAGAACTCCAACTGGTACATTGGTTATCGGTTTTGATTACTTTAAGCATTCAGAAGGTGATTTCTTCACAGTAGATTCTTATCTACACGAGAATGGAGTTACTTATGAAGAGATTCCTACTATTAACTCATTAGTATATGGTAAGAAGAGTCTTGCTGACGTAGTTGACTTCCGTCCTTTAGTTGGTACATCTGCTAGTATTCCTGGCTATGTTAATGCTTCTGTGATGGATAATAACTCATCTGTTTCTGAAGTCTTCACTACAGGTGGTGTTACTGCTTCTCTTCCTGCTGATACTAAGACTAGTCTTGGTACTCCATTCACGTTTGCTTGTTCTTACACTTACTTTGTTGATCGTATCGACACTATCTACTTAAAGAAAGATGGTACTTTCATTGTTAAGAAGGGTGCTGGATCTACAAACCCACAGTCTGCTGAGAGTATAGATGAAGCAATCAAGATCTTTAAGGTCTATATTCCTGCATTCACAGATAACCTCACGAAGATTAAGGTCTTCCCAGTAGAGAATAAGCGATTCACGATGAGTGATATCACTAAGCTGGAGAAGAAAGTTGAACGTCTAGAAAGATATACAATGCTTTCCGTCCTAGAACAGGGTGCCTTAAACACTCAGATTAAGGATGCTGTTAGTGGAATGGATAAATTTAAGTCTGGTTTCGTAGTTGATAATTTTGAAAGTTATAGTCTAACCCATATTAATTCTGTTGATTACAAAGCATCACTTGATTTAACACGTGGTACTTTACGTCCAGAATCTAAAGAGACAACAGTTGGTTTAGTTGAAAGAGATTCAGCAGAAACTGCACGTACTCTTTCTAATTACGTTGTTAATAATCACGTTGTATCATTACCATTTACTGAAACAGTTCTCTGTCAGAATATATTTGCTACTAATACAACAACCGTAAATCCTTTCCTTATCTTCAATTATAAGGGAACAGTAGATATTACTCCTAATGTTGATCCTTGGTTTGATGAGAATGTACTACCATCTGTTAATAACAATGATAGTCAAACTCTAGATCCTCTAGAGGTCTATACTGATGGAGATGAAGCTCTATCTCAAATACACAATATTACACAAATTGCTGTTACTGGTAATGAGTCTGAATTTAGTAATGTTAATTCATTAAGTTCTGATGCACCAGACCTATCTCAATCTGAAGTTCTATTAGCATCTACTGGTAGTAGTTCTAATATTGCTTCACAGAATACAGAGGTTCCATTACAGCAAACTTCTACAACAGTTAATGGTAAGGTAGTTAGTACTTCCTTAACCCTTTACGTTAAAGAACAGTATATTGAATTCCACCTTCGCAGAATGAAGCCTAATACTAGGATCTATGCATTCCTAGATGGTCTTGCAATCTCTGATTACGTGGTACCAGATCGTAACTATTCTGGATTACCTGGATCTTCTCTAAGAAATTGGGGTGATACTTTAACTACTGATGATAATGGTAGTGCAACAGGTATCATATTACTTCCTTCAGGAAGAAAGCCAGTTAAGGGATCTAAGTATGAAGACCTCATAGATGATAATACCTATGATACTACTCAACCTGGATTACGTTTCCCACTAGGAGATAAGAAGGTTAGATTTAGCAGTAGTTCTACTAATGCAACTAATCCAGATACATATGCTACAGTTATCTTTAAGGCATCTGCTATTAAAGACAGTACACCTAATGACATCATTGCATTAGAAAGTTTGGATAGTAGTGAGAAAGTAGATGGTACTCAGTATACAGAAAATATTTTAAACCCAGATGTCAGTGTTTCTGATCCTCTAGCACAAACATTCCGTGTTGAGAGTTTCGAGGGTGGTGTTATGGCATCATCTATTGATCTATACTTCTCATCAAAAGATGGTTCATTACCTATTACAGTTAAGTTGGTAGATACCATTGCTGGTAGACCTTCCAAGAATATTCTTCCTGGATCTACTGCTGTAATGGATGCTAATACTTACGTTAGAGTCATTACCAGTGGTAGCCACACGTTAATTCATAATGAGATCATTGAAGGTGATACATCTAATGCTCAAGGACCATTGATCGGTGTACTTGATTCTCAGAATCAACCAGTAACTGTTGTAAACAACACCTATACATTAGGTACAGCTCAGGTATACACACTAATTCTTGGAGATCATAATAAGGAAGACTTCATTCCTGGTGAACCTTTAGTATTAACTTCATTAACTGTTGCTAACAACTCAAGGTCTGGTGATGATATTGTTAAGATGCAAATCGTTCTAGATTCTGGATACGTTTCATCCATTGTTATGGATGATCTTGGTGATGGATATGCAGGTTCTACAACTGTCACAATTGAGTCTCCTCAATTACCTGGAGGTGTTACATCAACTGCTGTTCCACAAATCACAGATCAGAAAGTATATGAAATATCTCCTACTCTAGGTGGTAGTGAATATACTACTGCACCTAGTGTATTGATCGTAAGTTCTTCTGCAACTCAACTAGCTTCTGCTAAAGCAGTATTGAAGATTACAAAACCTGCTGTAAGAATGGGTGTTGCTACATCTGATAAGGCACTAATCCCAACTAAGTTCCATTTCCAGTATCCTGTTTATCTTGAGAACGATAGAGAGTATGCTGTAATCATTGAAAGTAACAGTACATTATATCAAACATTCTTGTCTAGATTAGGTGAGACAGAGATTAACTCTAACTCTACAGTTACGACTCAACCTCTACTTGGATCACTATTCAAGTCTCAGAACTCTAACCTATGGACAGAGAATCAGTATGAAGATCTTAAGTTTGATCTTTATATGGCACAATTTGACACTGCAAAATCTGGTGTCATCAATCTTGTTAATGGAGATCAAGGATACGAGCCTCTCAAGAATAATCCTATCGAGACAAATGCTAATGGTGCTAACACCACAACCAGTAATTTGTTTGCCGCTAACAACAAGGTTATCAAAGTCTTACATAGAAACCACGGTTTAAATACTGGATCTTACGTAGCACTTAAGGATTCCCAAGCAGTTGGTGGATTCTCGACTACTGCACTGAATCGTCAAATATTCTCTGTACTATCAGCAGGTATTGATTTCTATACCGTTGGAATGACTACGATTGCAGGAGGTAGTGTAATTGGTGGTGGTGGAAATGTTAAAGGTTTAGGACAAACTAAGTTTGAGAAAGCTTTAGTTAAGGTTGATTCTCTTGACTTCCCATCAACAACATTAGCAACTAATATTAATACAACACTAGTCAGACCTATTGACTCTGATGTAGAGACTGTTGATTATACTCCTGACACTGCTCTACCTGTCATTTTGAATAAGGAGTACTTCTTCCCAACACAACGAGTAGTCGCATCTAAACTCAATGAAAAATTATACGCAAGTAGACTCAACAACAACAAGAGTTTTGGAATTACCGCAACTCTTAGCACTAACAATGCTAATCTTTCACCCATCATTAGTTTAAAAAATCCTAAAGCGATCTTAACAACTAATAGGATTGAAGCTCCAACTGGTGAAGAAGATAGGTATGGTAGAAAGTCACAAGAAGTTGAATTGTATAAGACGGTTCTTCTAAGCTTCTCTGATGCAGGTAATACACCTCTTGGTACAACTTCTAATATTGTAGTTTCAGGTGGTACAGGTGAGACAATTAAAGGATTAACATCTGGTACTAGAGGTATCTTATCCTACTATGATAACTCACAAACTCCTGCTGACTTGTATGTAAGAATCACTGAAGGAGATGGATTCATCCTTGGTGAGAATATAGAATTTGGTGGAGCATCACCATATAACGCAGATCTTGCTTCTAAAGATAATAACACTGGAACTACAGGTGCTGCTTCTGGTAACTTAAACCTTACCAGACCTCTTAAGATCACTGGATCTTTACCATTAGCACAGTTTAATATTAGTGCTGGAGATGCTCTTACCAACTCTCAGTACACTAGTTCTGGTGCTGCTGGTGGTAAGACAGGTAATGTGGTTCGTTGGAATAGAGAGAACTTTAGGTTACTCTTTACATCTAATGATGACGCATTCGATAAGACTGATCTTATCGGTAAAGCTGGAACTGATACTTTCTATGACAATGGTATTCCGATCATTAACGAGACCTTTAAGGTTCCTGTTAGTATTAAGAAGGTATACACGTCATATGGATATCTCTTCACACCAGATAGATTGAAAAATTCTTCTAATGTAGCTACATATGTTACAAAGGAGATATCTCTTGATAACCCTGCCAACGGTATTAGTTTACTGCTGAGTTCTGCGTTGCAGGAGATTGATGATGTTACCGTGATGTACAAAATTAAACGTTCATCACAACAGATATTCTTTAAGGATATCAACTGGTCTTTCTTTAATAAAGATGGAAAACCAGACATTGAGGTGACACCTACTAGTGGTACCAACTTCTCTCCAACTACTGAGAATCAGGCAGACTTTAAGGAGTATCAATATTCCATATCTGGGTTGAAAGAGTTTAGTTCATTCGCTATTAAGATCATTATGAAGAGTAAGAACCCTGCTCTTCCTCCAAGAATCAGAGACCTCCGTGCAATCGCAACCTTCTAATTATGGCTTCTACACGATTACAGACTATTAACGCTTTACGTACCTATTATCAAGGACAGATTGAAAAGCATAAAGCTAATGTTGAAATTTATCTTACTAACCCCGTTGGTATTGGAGAACATTCCGATATCTTGGGTGCTATGGAAGTTGAAATCAATATGATTGCTCAATGGGATGAAAGACTTCAAGTACTTGAAAGGTATTTTACAGACCGATGAGTTGGGCTTCAGATAAGGTTACGGGGCATCCTAACCTAGGAAGAGATTCAATGACTGGTGCTGTCATTAATACAAACAAGTCAGAATTTGAAGCATATAAAAGGCAACGTATGTTGGCTCTTCAAACCACGACCAATGCTGAGGATTTACAAAGTCTCAGACAGGAAATGGATGAGATAAAGGGACTTCTAAAAGAAGTCCTTTCAAAACTATAAATACTCACATAGGAATCGACTAAAGCAATGGCTCTAACAAGAATCAGAAGAACTGGTTTGAACGATGGGCTGGTTAGTGACTCGAAGCTAGATAGCGGAGT